GTATGCCTTGGTGGCATGTTTACTATCAAGCGTTTTATCTTACCTTGTGCTACTTGCTCTAGTTTTTCTGCAAAAATCTGGTGGTGCCTGCCCTCTACGAAGTCTGGCCACATGTGATTGATGTAGGTCAAAAAACTTTCTTGTCCTTCACGCTGTAATTGTTTGGAATTTAGTGCTTCGGTAAGCTCCAGCAGTTCTTTGGTAGCTTCGGGGTATCGCTCGGCTAGTTTCTCTAAATTTATATCAGGGTTTTCCATGCCAAATATTTTGAAATTTTAAAATTTTTTGTGGCCAAATCGTTTTCAATGATTCCTATGATGAAGGGGGTAGGCCTATTTGTCAAAGTTTCTGGATATTCTCTCCATGTCTATTTTTTTCTTCTATATATAACCCACTCGCTTCGCTCGTTGGGGGGGATAGGGTATAGATTCATTCTAATAGATATTATGGGCTTCGCCTGTTGTTCATTAATATGCTATTAGATTCATTCTATACCCTATCCCCCCCAACGAGCGAAGGCGAGCGGAGCGAGCCGAGCCGAACACACACGCGCAAAGGGTTGACTATATGGGATATATCCTATAGTATAAAGATACTTATTTAATAATCACAAAGGAGAAGATAATGAAATTAAAAATAAGTATGTTTGATAATAATGGGTTCGAAGTAGCGAAGGCGATAGAGCCGAACTGTACGAGCCTTGTCATTAACGGAGTTGTCGTGGTCGCCAATGGTCAGATACTAGAGGACACACCTCTACTTGAAGACCATGAGGCAGAGCATGGTCAGATCGTAATGCAACAACAGGAGTTACTATCATGAGTATGACAGATATATTAATTGCCATTGAGCAGGAAGTCGAATGTCACATCCCATATTGCGAATGTATGGCAGAGTTATACGACAGAGTTATGCGAAGTGAGGTTGCTAAATACGGAGATGATTTAGTTATCCCAGTAGTGGAGGACTTATGGTTCGAGCATACTTGTTAAGTTGGGGAGAAAAAGGGCGATCGTTGATCGCCCTTTTTTTATTTGCCATCAGCCAGATCCGTCCAGGCTGGCAGCCGTGGGCAGTCAGTCAGAACAAACAAGCAAGCAAGCACAACGACTAACCAATTTGTTTATTGGCCTTTAAAATTGGTTAGTCGTTGTGCTTGCTTGTATGGGACACATAGTATAGAATGTATATAGACCAAGCGTTTTTTAGGTTTGCTCCTTTTTATACGCTCATTGAGGGATTGGTTCACCCAAGAAGTCGCAACGAACTATTTTATTAACTAAAGGAGAAATATTATGGGAATGGATGTATATGGGATTAACCCAGAACTAAAATCAGAAAGACCGACCGCACCCGATTGGGATACTGCAACCGACGAGCAGAAAGATAAATACTTTGAGGCTAGTGCAAAATGGGAGGCTGAAAACCCTGGGGTTTATTTTAGAAACAATGTTTGGCATTGGCGACCGCTTTGGGATTATGTTTGTCTGGCTTGTGGTGACACAATGACGCAACAAGACCTTGAAGCTGGTCACTACAACGACGGACATGAGATTGATGCAGAGCAATGCGAAGTCATTGTCGAGCGTTTGGAGTTTCTTTTGAAGATTGGTGCAGTTGCCAAGTACGAAGTAGAAAGAAAAGTCAACGAAGAAAGCGAGGACTATCCGTTTGATGAGGAGAACGTCATAGACTTTGTGAACTTTGTCAAACATTCAGGAGGTTTCAGGATTTGTTGAACACTTCTCCTAAAGTGGAAGGGCGTGGGCGTAAAAACCCACGCTCTTTTTTTATGTCCACCTCCAGCTTCTGGGTCCCAGGTAGCTCCAAGCTCCCAGACAGAGCTAACAAGCAAGCCTCTTAAACCCTTTACTCTAAGGGCTTTCATACGATGTTTCATTTCCCAGGCCAGACGGATCCCAGGCCAGTAGCTCATCAGTCAGAACAAACAAGCAAGCAAGCCCTTGAAAGGTGCTTACCACATACCTTTCAAGGGCTTGCTTTGGAATCCCGTCACGGCGTGCCTGGATCCCAGGGCTGGGCGGGCGGGCAGAACAAACAAGCAAGCAAGCTACTCCGCCGATTGGCCTTTGGTTCTTTGTCGAACGATCAAGGCTAATTGTTCTTGAACCAAAGGCCAATCGGCGGAGGACGACCGATAAAGGGGAGACAACGACAGACCAAGGACTGCCAATTCCCGTGCTTGTTCGGGGGCATACAGATAAAGCTCATATTTTCTAGCACTACCCTTCAAGAGGGACTTGACCAAGATAAAAGCAGGGGCTCTCTTTCGCTCTTCGTGGTAAGCAATTTGGTGAGGGGACATATTAACTTTATTACTTTTGCTTACTTTAAGCTCAACAGTAAAGTAGATACCCTCCTCAGTAGTGCCTAAAACGTCAGGGATGCCATGATTAACCCTAGATTCCAGCCTAATCCAAGAAAACGCAGTAAGGTTTTTTCTTACTTGTTGCCAGAATAATTTTTCAGGTTGAGCCACAGTAAAAAGATTATATATAAAGTAATAAATTTATGTTGTGTTTATGGGATATTTAGTATAGGATAACTACAAGGTTAAACCCTTTTTATTAACAAACGGAGAACGAAGAATGAAAATAAAGAAATGGAATTACGGGAACTACAGTTCCGATAATTACGGAAGTCATACACAGGCTTTTAGAGATAGCGAGGGGCATAGTTATTACTTTAGCTATAACACTTTAATAGCAGTAGTAACTAGAACAGGAGAAGAAATAATTTGCGAAAATGTTTGGGGAACTACTACAGGGAAACATCTAAATTGGATTAATCCCGACCATTCAATCAGATTATCAAAAGACGAATTTGAAACCGCAGTCCGTAAATTAAGTTTAGAATTGGAGGTCGCGTAATGGAACAGTTATTAAATCTAATAAATGAAATCTCAAGCAATGATGAAATGGAAACAGTTATCAACGCTATCAAGAAAAAACAAAAAGAGTTAAAAGCAGAATTTACTTTGAACGCTTTAAAAACTTTTGAAGTAGGCGATAAATGTTTATGTAGATCTAGCGACGGATTGGAGGAAGCTACCATAGAAAAAATAAACAAGACGACCGCAAACATAGACATAAACGGGAGAAAATACAACGCTCCTCTCTCAATACTTAGCCCAATGGAGGTGCAGTAATGGATGATTATTTAGCAGTAGGTATAGCAGAGGGTTTTGAACCAGCAGAGAGTGAAGAGCAAGTTTTACAGGCTTGGCAATACTTAGTCGATACGGGACTGGCTTATAAACTTCAAGGGTGGTTCGGGAGAACTGCACAACAATTAATAGATCAAGGTTATATAACACCAAAGGAGGTGAAGTAATGGAAAAAAAGGTTAAAAGAAAAAGCAACAAGCAAAAAAAGATTGTGCCTATTAAGGGCATGACCTCAGACGAAATTGTTAAAAAGAACTTATTGCGGATGCTTAAAGAACAACACGAGGCCACCGACACAGATAGCGAGCCACAATTAATATTCGACTCGATATATTGGCTGGCTTACATGCACCTCAAACGCGCAAGCGATACCCCACGAAAATACCACCTCATTGTAGGCTTATTGAATGACGCGATAGGCTCAGCAGTCAGAGAAATATTTTTAGAAGAACACGGGGAGGAGGACGAATGAGCAAGGTAACAAACATCAGACCTTACATAGCTAAACGCCTACGCAAAAAAGTGCAAGCAAAAGACGAGAAATATTGTGAACATTGTGGGCAGACGAAAGATGACTGCCCAGGCTACAAGTGTTGGATATAGGAGGAAACATGCAAGCAGATAAAAAGATGCCTGATTCATTTTATGAGTGGCTTGATACATGCCCTGTCATTTGGTACAGGATTAAAGTTGGTAATGAGACTGTTCATTATTCATTTGAAACACCTGATATAGAGGAGTCCGACAATGAGCGATAAAATGATAGTTACCTTTTACAGAAGAGAATCTACTTGGTTTGGCTACAAAGTAGAAGTTGATGCTGAAACTAATGAAGAGGCAATAGAAAAAATAAAAGACTTTGATTATGTTGAAAGCGAAATTACAGATGAAGAGTGCGACTCTATAGAAGGATATGGATTCTTTTACTTTCCTGACGGAACAGAAATAGATGACAGAGAATAAAACTATGGAGAAAACTAACGATGGCTATACCAAGAGATAGAAAAAGAACGTACAAAATAATTAAATTTGAGAAAGACCGAGACGGCTTTCCTGTACGAAGTCAAAGACCTGTTATGAAAGGCTTAACTTTGGAAGAAGCTCAGGCACATTGTCAACGCAAAGACACACGAGGCAAAAACTGGTTTCACGGATATACGGAAGAGTTTCCAAAATGAGCGAAGATAAAATAAATCCTTCTTACTACAAAAAAGGTATAGAGACCACGGACTACATACAGTCTCACAAGCTGGGATTCTTGGAGGGTAACATCATCAAGTATGTTACCCGACACGAACACAAGAACGGCCTTGAGGATTTACTCAAAGCAGAGTGGTATTTAAACAGATTAATTAAGGAGACAAGGAACAATGGCTAATTGGATAACAGAAGAACAACTTGAACAGGGAAGAGTACAAGCAGAAAAAATATATAAAGAGTTTTTAGACGACACTTACCCTCGTGATGAACAAACTTGGAATGAAATAGAAATAGACGGACAATATTTTGATATTGAATGTTGGGATGAGGATTTAGAAAAACCAAGAACTGAAACAACTTGTGCCATATATCCTGTATACCCGACAGGCAATGGATATAGATCAACAGATGGAACGAAATGGATTCGTTTATTTACAAACGGGGAGAAAGGCTAATGGACTTACAAAAAATTACAGGGATAGGTACACAATACGTTAATTGTTGTGAGCAATGGGTGAGATACAACGTTGTTCTAGACTCTCAAGGACTGCCTCTAGTCTATTTATACACAGAACAACATGCAATTCTTAAAGACAAAAAATTGCATAAATTGGCAATTAGTGAAATCATTAACAATCTTACAGAGGATTTATAATGGGTACAGAGTACATTTTAGATAAATTAAGCGGGGAGTATGTATTGGTTTGTTCAAATTCTAGCCGTCCAACAGTAAGATTAGGCACAGACGACATAGAACTTGCAAAGAAACGAGCTAAACCTTACATGAAGTTTTAATGACTGAGCTTTACAAAGGCAGATTTGATTGCCACCCTACTTTTCAATTTGATTCCGATAATCACGGAACAATAGATTGGACTCTACACATGGATCCACCCGAGAGTATTTATTGGAAAACAGGCAAGATAAAGAAGAGCCATATACGGATCATCAGCCAGGTAACGCCCGAACAAAGAAAAGAGCTAACAAGCGAGCTTTACCTAGACCTATACCCACCGCAAGAAAACTTAAAGAGGATAAAACAATTATGAAAAGACGCATAGCATACTTAGATAAACCGCAAGCTAAGGCTGTGGTACAAATATTCAGGCGTGGACAGTTAGGAGACCTAGCTGTGTTCTTAAAAATAGATAGCAAGAACAAAAACGGACAGTACAAACTGTGTATTGATTGTCCCGTAGATAGTCACCCACGACTGGTAAACAAGCTCCAGGACGTAGCTGATACATTAGTGGAAACACACAAGCAAGCAATTGATACTATATCCTGGGAAGAATATGATGATAAAGATTTAGAGCCCGAAGAAGATACGCTTAGGGATTTTGTTGATATGTTAGGGAGTTACGACTGATGGATATGGAAAGACTAGAAAAGAAATGGAGAAAAGACTGTCCAGATGAAGTAGATGGCATGGTAAAAAGGATAGTAAAAAAGAGAACCCGACGATTATGGGAGATAAGAGAAAAAGGTGCAGAAGCTAGGAAAAAACGAGCTACTCAACAATAACTGCGTCTTCAACTTCAAGTAAGGGTTTATAGTCTCCGAGTAGTTTCTGTATCCTCTGTTTAATCTCTACTTCACTTAACGAGTCTAACGTGCCTGTTCTAACTTCTTTACGTTCTACATACAGACCAGCAGCTCTGCCTCTTTGTACCTCTGCTGATACTGCTGCGGTAAGATTACCTTTGTCTATGGCCTGATCTCTTATCTTGGCTAACTCTCTGACATGACGACTAAAAGTAACCTCATACTTCTTGTCTAGCTCTGCCTGAAGACCTTGTATGTATCGAACAACAAGCGGATATTTCTGTGGATTTAAAAGCTCCGAAGCCCTGACAGCTGCAGATGTATCGGCATAACCAGCAGCAAGCGCGCATTCTGTTTGTGTCTTAGATCCATCGTTGTACACATACTCTTTAGCAAAAAGTATTTGCTTAGGCGTTAGGTGTTTATCATTCTTACCTGATATGTTTCCTGATATTCCTTTTGGCATTCGCGAAGTATATACCAAGGTAATAAAAAGTAACAAGTTTTATTATATATGGGACATATAATACATAACTTCTGCCAGGTTAGCTCTAAACCCGCATTCTTTCAACATTTTCATGACTTTCTAACCTGATCTAACTTTGCAGAAGTTAGATGGAAACCCTTATAGGACTTATATTTTTACCATTTATAACCTGAAAAACAAAAAAACTGGATTTTGAGCGTATTCGTGAAAACTTTTTGAAATATTACAGGTTAGGTTAGGTTTTGTTATATAGGAATAGAAACATTGCTAATAAAATCAATAACTTACGATCTAACCTTACCAAAGTTAGAAGATTTTTATTGTTAACAAAATCAATAGCTTACATCTAACTTCTAAAGCGAGGTTCAGGTTAGAAAGTCCCTTGTCCTTGGGCCGTCATTCCGAGTCCTTGGTCCTTCGTCCACAAAAAAAGGGAAGAATTACGGGTTCTTCCCTTTCTCTAGTTTTGTGAAACTAAGCCTTTTTGAGTCCACACTAGGCAAACAGTGTGATTTTGTTTAACCAAGACGTATTATACAGGATCCTTACCCGACAGGCTACCGCTTAAATGTTTCTTCTGAACATTTTTAAAAATCCTATCCCAGTTCTTGCTGAACTCTTCGACCGATACAGAAGCTGGCCTTTGCTTTGATCCTTTACCCACCGCCACCTGGCCCTGGCTGTAAAATTTTTCGCTGAGCAGCGTTTTGTGCCATACCCAATAACGTAGCGACACCGTACACCGCGTTCATTCCGCCTTTGTCGTAGGCCGATTTAAATAATGACGGTCCAGCCTTTTGGAAAGCTGCAGATGTACCAAGACTAGCTATGCCTTGTCCTGGCGTGATGTTACCTTGTCCAACATTTCTCACCGTTCTTATGCCTGCGCGAGCCATGGGAGAAATGCCTAGATTGCTCCCTACCTTACGCATAGCTAAATTACCTAATACGCCTTTAACAAAGTCCTGTGGGTTTTCTGCATCTTGCAAACCTTTTACAAAATCAAGAGCGAATGCTGCGTTACGCGTAGCTGGATGTACTCTCGCCAAACGTTTTAAAAATCCTAAAATGCTTTCTTTAGCTTTTTCTCCAAAAGTTTTTTCTGGTTTGGACTGAGGCATAACGGGCGTAGGTATGCTGGGTGTAAAGTCTCCCATTCCAAACGGTGAAGCATAAGCTCCTATGCCACCAGTAAAAGGGCCTGTTAGTATGCTCATACCGCCAGGGCCAAACCTACCAGATATGCCTGGTTGTACTCCAGATACAACTATCTCGGGGATACCTGTAGATCCTCCGCCTGTTATACCTAGATCGCCGTTGCCGTCCATAGGCTAATAATAAAGAAATGCAGAGCTTACTGCAACTTCCAGTTTTTGTTCTGAAAAGCGGGGCTGTACCACATAGCAAGAAACTCAGTGTAGTGTTCTGGAGTCATTTGTCCGTCGTGCTCCAATATAACTTCCTTCATCAACTCAAACATTTCTTGAGGCACAATGTTAAATTCTACTAATCCTTCGAGCAACATGACGTGTTCTTCGGGTCCCGCTTCCTCGAGCCACTTTTTCATTTTAGGGCTGCATTGTTCGTAGACCTCTGCAATTATTGATCCATCAACTATTTTCATTAAATTTTCCCTTTCTTTTTTAGTCTTCTATACGTTCTAGAATTTTTATCTAAAAGATCTTTAGGTATTCGTACGGCGATAGAACCTCCGTTTTTGTCGGTGTTAGCACGTAATTTATATAAGTCATTGTATTTGTTAGGCATAGTAGTTTCCTAGTGTAACAAAAGGCCTGGGACTTTAGGATACCAGACCTTCTGTCATTATCTATTTAATCGAAGGATCACTGGGCTGGAGGCTATACTTAATTATGAAAAAGTAAGGCGTTTTGGCTCGAACAGCTCCCCCTGCAGATGTTTTTCTCATGGAGCACACCGTCTGCTGGTGCCCTCTGGAATTCAAGGCCATTAACAAACCTTACGCTACCCCCTATCCAGCTAGGTTAAAAATCTGTAACGCAGATATATTCTAATTTATTTTATGGGATATGTATAGTGATTTATACTGGTTCGAATATTCCTTTTTCTATTAGAATATCCCTGTTACGCATGTGTTCGGCTTCTACGTCTTTTTTTGATTGACCATGGTAGGCTACCGCCAGGTGGCATTTAACCATGAGCTTGTTGATGTTTACGCCATCTACAACGACATCACCCAAGACTCTGCCAAACTTACCTCTGGAGTCCTTGAGCTTTGTTTGTATAACTACTTTCTCCCCGTCCTCGATAGCTTCTTCTAAGAAAGCCCCAGCCATTTTTCCTCTAGCCTTCTCATCTTTGTTACGAGTACGTGACTCGGGAGTATCAATGCCGTATAGGCGAACACGAGACTTATACAAAATATCGAAACCGAGATCCAAAACAACGTCGATAGTATCGCCATCAACCACCTTTTCAACTGTGCAATTGTATTCATACATTAAATATAGCTCCTTCCATAGTCACCGTAGTTCATAACCAACCCACCTTCTTTGTAACCCTTGAAGCCTTCAAATTTACCTTCCGCAATAAGTCGTTTCAAAGCCGTCAAATCTATTTCTGCGTAAGGAGCAAGATTGTCCGCAGCTCCTTGTGATCTGTCGGGCAGCACTTTGTATATATCTTCAACATTTACCGTAGGATCAAGCTCAGCTATTTGTTGCGCCAGTTGTCTACCTGCTTTTTGTGCTGCTTTGTATACACTTTTAGGAGCTCCACCAATACCTCCAGCAGGTATGTAGACTGCTTGTAAATCATCTTCTAGCGCGGCAATGATGCCTGTCCTTACTGCCATCCCAGGCCAGTTTTTCCTGTACGGATAGTTAGGTACTGTAGGCGTTTCGTATCTAGTATTATCAAACTCTAAAACTCTTGCTTGGTCTTCTCTACTAGGATAATTAGCTCCTGCAGCTATAAGTTCATTCATAACAGGGTATTTGTTAGCTAGCGCAGGAAGGTATTCTTTAATTAAAGATTGTTGTTCTGTTGAAACTTCATCAGCAGCCTCTCTATTAGCTGCCAGCAAAGCTCTCTGCATATCTGCAACAGCAATACCTATATCTGGCTCAGTCAATGCTAGTTCTAAAGCATCAAAACCTTGTTCTCGTAAACTACGATACACATCCTCAGAAACTTGTGCAGGGCTAGAAGACAGTGTTCCTAACGTATAAAGATATGATTGATCTAACTCACCACCAAACTCAGCAAAAGGTTGTTTTTTGTAAATAGTATCTGCAAAAACTTCAGCAGCCCTCTTATCTTTTGTAACCATCAAAGCATCGTGTTTAGTTTTAAATTCAGGAGAAACAGAATCTAGTTCTGCTGCTACTGTAGTAGGGCTTAGAACTTCTTTGTCTCTAAATGCGTTTGATATGTCAGCAGCAAAAAGATTAGGTGCATTATCAGCAAAGTCTGGACTTTCTTCAAGTGAGTTACGGAATCGTCTAACCGCGCTGTCAAAGTTTTGCATTTTTTGTCTGATAGGCTCTAAATCTGATTCTTGCTCTCTAGATACTTCGGATAAGTAGACCTCTGCTCTTTCTGGATCTTGTCCGTGTTCGTGGATCTGTGATTGTATTTCGTCTAAAACTAAACCTGATTTGTTAGACTCCATCTCTCGTACTTGTGTGCCTCTTACCCAAAAGTTAGTTCCTTCACCATGAGGGTTGTGCGTAGCATCAGCCATTCTATTATAGTAAGGGCTACTCTCTTTAGTTTCCCCAGCTGGCAGTCTAGCGTCATACATAGTCCATAACTCAACGTCTGATGCTAATTCGGGGCCAAGTCTAGCAAATTGATCGTATTGTCTTCCTTCATGTTTGGGCTTGTAGTTGTCTTCGTGTTGCGTTTCTTCGCCATAAGTAGGAATAGTTTGGAATCTTCCTAAATGATCGTAGAAAAGACCAGCTATCTCGTCTCTGGTTACAGGTTGTCCTTGGTTCTTCTTCTGTTGTAAAAACTCCGCTATCCCTGAATCTACTGCTTCTCTTACACGATCAGTGACGGCTTTCTCACTTTTTGAAGGTTTAAACCAGTTACCTTCTTCCTTGATACCTATTGTATTCATAGCTTGTTCCGCGCTCATAACCTGTGGAAGGTTAGTCAAGAACGGTACTAAAGTTGAGGTGGACAAAAACACTGGGTCAATGCCTGTTTCTGCAGAAGCTATGCCTGCTGTCAAAGAGCCAAAAGCTTTACTAACTCTTCGCGGTTCTCTTGTTTCAAAAGCTTGAAACTCGGTTGAGTATATGTCTTCTTGCGGTTTTAACGGCACTGTTTCAAAATCAAAACGTGGGTCTACTGTTTGATTAACAACTTTGTCGATGTCAACTGCTTGTATTCTAGATCTCATAGCTTCTATAACGAAATCCCTAATTCTTTGATTAACAGTCATTGGGCTGTTCTCAGGGTAGCGTGGATCAAATAGTTCAAAGTTAGCACGAATATTATCCTGCACATCTAAAAACCCAGCGTTACGCACAGCTCTGTCTAGTTCTCCAAAATCTTGTTCCATGAACTGATTAATAATGCCATCGTGTGTTTCTAAAAAAGTATCTTGCACTTCTTGATCGGTTGGCTGTGCAGGCTGTTCAAGATTTACTTCTGGAGCTCTTTCTTCAAACTCTTGGTTGGCTTGAGTGATGGCCTCTGCTTCTCTGCGTCTTTCTATTCGTTGTGGGTCAGTCGTGTCTTGCATACCTCTGACAGCCATAGGAGCTGTGGTCGGACGTTGTGTAGGTAATAAATCTTTAATTTTTTCAATAGCTTGCGGTGCTGTTTGAAGTGTGGAAGTAGGCACTTGTGCAGATGCTCCAGTAGAACCGCCTATCAATCCTTCACCTATAACTTGTTTAGGATCTATTTGTAGCCCAGCTTCTGTCAGTCCTGTACTACCTATTTGTTCTGTTGCTCCTTGTAACCCCTCCGTTACACCTTCACGGAGAGCTGATCCAGCTATTGTAGAATTAAGTTTTCCTATGCCTTGTACTCCTACTGCGTTCAAAGCTCCTGAAAATGCAGATGTACTTAATGCACCAGACCAGTCTTCCCAATTTGGTTCTGTCCTACCGTTATTCCTAGCTCTTTCTAATGCTACTGGTCCTGCTATCTGTACCGCTTCAAACAATGCGGGACCAAGTAAAGCTCCTACAGGGCCCGCTAGTGCAAAACCTCCAGCTCTAGATAGTAAAGATCCGCCTAGTTGTCCTGCTTGTTCTACTACAGCTAAAGGTAAATCTTTGTAGCTAAAATCTAAAAGTCCTTCTCCTTCTGGATTCATAAACCTAGCTGCTGCTGATTCATAGTTTTTAGGTGCATCTACTAGACCGCTCAACGAGTCTGCTTGTGCATCAAATCCCAATGTTTTTAAAGTGGTAGCAATGTTTTCGGTAGGTTGATCCAAACCAAATCGCAAAGCTTTACTAAACTCTGACGCTTCTTTTTCAGAGCCTTGTAACTTACCCGCAGCTAAATCCGCTGCTGTAATGTCTTCACCAAAGATTGCCATTGACTTAGTTTATATGATTAGGGCATCAAGGTGAATATGTTTATCCTGTCCCTTGCTTTATTGTAATTATAGTGGAAGACCCACCGTTAATTTTAACTGTGTTCGATACACCGTCCTGTATTAAGATAACGGTATAGCTATTTGATCCATCTAAATCTAGCCTAGCACTTTGGTTTACTGTCCTGTTCAAACTAATTCTTTGTCCTGTGATAATAGTTGTTATTTGGGTATCCTTGTCCTGTCCTATCTCTGTACCAACAATACGAATACCTACGCCACCTTGTTTCAGTGCGTCCTCTTCTTTCTCTATAGCTAGTGCATCCAACACATTTAACAAGTCCTCTAAAAAGTTTACGTCTAAATAGTTAACATCTAGCTCTGTAAACTCAAGTTCCTCCTCTGCATCCAGAAAGTCCTCGTTGAGATAATCAATATCAAGATCATTGAAATCTAAATAATCGGCTGTGGTTCTTGTTTCTTTTTGCTCCAACGATTCGTCTGTCTGTTCTGGCGGATTTACAATAAGCATGTTGTCTATTAAATCTAAGGTAATGTCTAATATGACAGGACTTGTAGGAGCTTGTTCAAATGCACTAGCCACAGTAGATTCATAAGGTTGGTTAAGGACTACCATACCCATGGCTGTTTCAACTGTTATCTCGCCACTAGACGTGCCGTCAGGGTTAGGCAATAGAATAACTAATGATCTCCCTAGCTCATCTACAGTTATAGTAAAATCGGTCCCTCTTATTCCAACAACAGCAGAATTAGTTCGTATCTTGATATTTTTCTTTCTTACTTTATTTAATTTACCCGTAACAAATCTTGCAGTTCCTTTTGCAAAGGTCAAAGCCATTTTGGATTTGTCTGGGTCAGGATCAAATACAAACTCATCAATCAACACCTGTGAGTTTTCTGTTAGGCGTATTTGTGTTTCGTCTATAAAGGTGATGCCCATACGGCCATTTGCAGTCTCTACTTTGTCATAACTAAGTATGCCAAAGTCTAGCTCAGCACCATAAGGTTTATCTCTTAAAACTTGTGCGTTGCCCCTGAGTTCAGATATAGAGCCTATATCAACAGACGAATGAATTTCCTGAGTCTGACTGAGTAACACAAACAGTGCCGTTAGAGCCAGCAGATGTAATCTTGAGCCAGTCATTATCAGATGTAGATTCCTGATCTATGTTAAAAGTTCTGTCGTTACCAGTATGATCTAGGTAGAAGTAGCCACCTGCATACCCATCCCCATCATAGGTTACAGTATTATCATCACCATCTATATCCATATAGTTAGTTGCACCATCTACATCTATAGCTGCTGTAATACTGTTGCCCCCACCTTGTATGATCCAATCTAAATCTAGGTTCGCTGCTAGTGCTGTCATGGCATGATTGAGGGTCATGGTATTTGTGTTGCCTGTTACTTGTACGTTTACATTAGATCCATCTGCTCCAGTTGCATTTGTCTCGTCCGTAGACATATTAAAGGTGTTGCTATCGCCTATAAATTGAAAGTAACCAGTATAGCTATCAGCCCATATGTCGCCTAAAAACTTATTTGTACTACCTTTTTGCAATATGTCTAAGGTCATACTTCCACCATCAATGTCTAATGCAGTCATTGACCCTGCTGCTGCGTCAGCACCGCCAATGATGTTTCCGCTACCATTAACTTGTTCTATATCTAAATTAGATGTTGCACCTGACTGGTCAATATATATTTCATTGTCAGCTGCATAGAGAGACGTTGCTAATAAAAGCAACAATATAAATAGTCTATTCATTCTCACTTCTTTGCTCCCAATACCCTAGCTCTAAACCTTCGAGTATTGTTTGTAAGACCGCTGTTTCTACAGCAGTCTGTAATGCTATATTTATTGACTCATTTTCTACTATACCGCTCTCAATTTCAACTAATTCGGTGTTATTGTTATAGAACCTAAATACGTCTTGTGAGATAGAAGCACTTAGTACACTTTTTGTAACTAAAACTTCTATTAATACTTTTCCTGTGCTTACCGACACAGTGCGCAAAGAGATAGTGATACTATCTTGCCTATACTCTTTTGATCCCCCTATGCCAAGATATCTAGCTCCAGCCCCTCCAGACTTAATATTTGTTTCATAACCTATTACGCCACCCTCCATAAGTATCCCAGCAAATAAAAGAGGCTGCAGTTTTTGGTTTTCGTCAAAGTTTTCTCGTGTGCTCCTGATAAGCTGTCTTTCTTTCGTTAAGTTGTCCAGACCTTTGCGCTCCACCACATCAAAAAATTTAGAGTGTTTAAGTGCTCTTATAAGATAAGCATCAGGAGAAGAGGTTATAGCTGTGCTAAAACTAGCGTATTTACTATTGGATCTACGTTGACCTGTAGCGTCAGTAAACCCACTAGAATACACGGCTACAACAGGCTTTTTAACAGGTGGCTCCATGTTTTTAAGCTCTTGAACCAAAAGATAGCCTATTTGTGCAGGTTCGATTTTTCGTATTGGAGGAACACCGTTATCTAACGGCGGTATAATAAGTGCGCAACTAGAAAGTAAAAGAACCGAGAGGTACAGTAATTTCTGTAGTGTTGCCTTCTTCATCTGTAATTATCAGTGTTACCTTATCGTCCTCAACCCTATATTCTATAGTGTTACCCTCTAATTCTAAAACTCCAAAGTCAGATGCTGTTTCGCCAAACAAACTATCAACCAACTGCCGTGAAAGCTGAGCGTAAATGCGCGATTCAAGATTTCTAATAAATCTAGCTAATGTGGTATTTTCAGCTTCTCTTTCTAAATCTTCTACGTAAGCTTTGATCTCCTCACGTATGGCCTCTTTCCTGTTAAACTCTTGGTTCTCTATAGTTAGGTAATGGCTTGAAGTGTTCTCTCCAGAAAAGCTAGGGTTTTTAAACTTGTGGGTCATTTCGTCGGCGTTTACAGACATAACCATAAAAAGAACTAATATTATTAATAACATTGTTTTATCCCACATATCCATTAATCTTTTCTCTGATCGTCTCTGTCTGCCTTTGCAATTTTATTGCTGTCTATTAGCTGCGGTACACCTAATATGGTTTTTATAAGAGTATCTTGTCTTATAATCTCATTGTCTAAACTACGTACTCTATCTATAAGAGCCACTAAAATCCCGTGTTGTGAATCTAGTTTTGTGCCTAGACGTTCTTCCATTTGAGATATTTGATCTGCTACTTTATCGTCTAGCACGTCTACTTTAGTTTCCATGCCGTCAATAATTCGATTGATGAGCTTCCATATAAAAAAGCCTAACCCTAAAGCAGCAGCTATTGGGAAGCCAACTTCATTTATAAACTGTACTGCTTGTTCCATATAACATATAAATTATACATTTATTGGAACCAACTGCGAACTTCTCCTAATACTTCGTTACTGATCTTTACTTTACTTAATAGATTTTTAAGAATTTGTTCATCAACTGTGCCAGGAGACACTAAATCAATGTACGTACAACTGTGCTCTTGTCCTATTCTATGTATGCGGTCCTCTGCCTGCACCCTAAGTTCTAGGTCGTAGGAGTTAGAATAAAATATCATTGTGCTGGCTTCTGTAAGTGTAATACCTCTACCCCCTGTTTGTGGGTTTGATACAAAGTATCTTAGGTCACTGTCAGGATCTTGAAACTTCTCAATGATGTTTTGTCGTTCGTCTTGTGGTGTATGACCGTAGTAAGATGCGACAGAGCCCTGACCAAACTTTTCGGTTATTGCTCGCTCTAGTTCTTGTATGTCTGTTTGAAAGACTGCAAAAATTACAACTTTACCAGATGTTTCTTCTAGTAAATCTAATACTGTCTGCACTCTGTTATTTTTAAGAACGATTGTTTCGCCTTCTTCATTACGTAGGCTACCTGCCACGACTTGTTGTAGTCGCATCAGCTGAGTCAGTACGTTCATTGTAGAAAACAGTTCGTCTTCTAATATCATAAGTGCTTCGCGCTTCATCGTGCCATACGCTTTGTTCTGTTCGTCAGTCAGCTCCACGTTTCTCCTTACATAAACCTTTTCAGGCAGGTCTAAACATTCATCTTTAATCTTACGTATAGAAAAGTCCTTGATCGATTGTTGAAGTTCTTCTAACTTTTGAAACCCAACAACTTGTTGAAAGGCATGTTGTCCCATCTGTCTGCGTTGTGTTATTGCATATCTAGCTTGAAAGGCATAAAAGCTACTGAACCCTAAAAGATTTGGAGATAAAAAGTAACATTGCGAGTACAAATCAAGGGGTGCTTTAGTTATTGGAAAGCCTGTCAGTATTCTCCTGTAGTCTGCTAAAGGTGCTAACTTAATAAGATGTTGTGTACGTTTTGCTTTTGGATTTTTAATTGTGGTTGATTCATCTACGGCCATCATAACATCGTGCGTAACCATAAACTCTTCTACAAATTTACACGCCTTGACTGTAGCAAAAGCTTCTACGTTAACTAAGAAAATATTGAGTTGACCATCGCTAGGTTCTTCGACCATCTTTTTAAACTCGTGCAACCATTTCTGTGTATGGTTTGGCTGCCACACCAATACGTTACGTTCTATGCGGTCAGGTAAATGTTTGTTAACCTCATTGATGTCCCAATTTCGTAGATTACCTTTTGGCGAAACAATTAGTAGCCCTGATATCTTACCTTCTTCAAACAAAATACCTGCGTTGTCTAATAGTATTTTAGATTTGCCGAGACCCATTTCCAAAAATAATGCAAATAGGTTACGATGGTAACTCTGTTGGAGAGTTTCTAGTTGATGCTGATATGGCTCACTCTTAAATTCGTAATTAGTTATTTCCATAAGTTCCGTCCTTTATTCTTCGTTATATATTCAAACACATCTTAAAGTGTTGCAATATATTATATAGATGATATTATGCTCTGGCAACTTTGAGTTGATAACGAAATAAAGAAGGAGAAAAAATGACAAGTATCAAAGATCTATTCGAGGAGAGCACCACTAAAGCCGTAGAGGAAATATCAGAAGATTCTATAC